ACTTGGTGGTATGTATAGTTTATCCGATTTACCAATATCTGGATATGTTGAATTAGAACGCGATGGCTTTTTGGTAAAACAAGACTCCAAACGTGGGTTATACGAGGTACGAGATGCTGAAAAGAAGTTTGTTACACGGTTGGTGGAGCAGGCCAAAGTTAAAAATATAGAAGAGGTCGAATGATTAGGATAAATATATTGACAGTCCCTAGTACTATATGTTATAATAGTGCTATGATAAACGAGGTCTACAAGGGATCGCCCCTCACTAAATATTCCGCCCCCTCTAACCGGAGGATAAAAAAATGAAAAGACAATGTAAATATGTCTCTACGAAGACGTATCATCAAAAGTTTCCTGTAGCATACAGGCAATGGAGAGCAGACAGCCATTGTAATATTGTACACGGGTACGCCTTAAGTTTCCATTTTGAATTCGAATCTGATGTTCTAGATGTTAGAAATTGGGTTATGGATTTTGGTGGCTTAAGACCTTTAAAAGAATTACTTGAAGATTGGTTCGACCACACATTTTTAGTAGCACTAGATGATCCAAACTATAAAGACTTTAAAAAGTTAGGAGAATTAGGATTAGCAAAAATTACAGAAGTTGAGAAGACTGGCTGTGAAGGACTTGCTGATTGGTTATACGAATACATCAACACAATCTTCTTAAAAGATTATGGCGAACAAGATAGGATATGGTGTTGTAGAGTAGAAGTTAGAGAAACTGATAGTAATATGTCGTATAGACAAGGCCATAGAGAAGATGGTGACTTTGAATCAATACATTAATATAGGAGATTATAAATGGCATTAATACCAATAGTTATTGAACAGACAGCAAAAGGTGAACGTAGTTACGACATATACAGTAGACTACTTAAAGATCGTATAATAATGTTAAGTGGTGTTGTAGAAGAAAATATGGCAAATGCTGTCGTGGCTCAAATGTTATTTTTAGAAAGCCAAGACCCTAAAGGTTTAATTACAATTTATGTAAATTCACCTGGAGGTTCTGTTACGGCAGGTATGAGCATTTATGACACTATGACATTTATTAAACCTGAGATATCAACAGTAGTAATGGGCCAGGCTTGTTCAATGGGTTCATTATTAGCAAGTGCTGGAACAAAAGGTAAACGTTATGTATTACCTAACTCAAGGCATATGATTCATCAACCTTTAGGAAGTGCTAAAGGTCAAGCAACTGATGTTGAGATACAAGCTAATGAGTTATTACGTTGGAAGAAAGTATTAACAGAAATTTATGTTAAAACTACAGGCAAAGATTATAAAACATTAGAAGCTGATATGGAACGAGATAACTTTTTAACAGCCGACGAAGCCGTTGCTTATGGACTTGCTGATAAAATTGTAGAAGAAAGAAAGTCGGAAGAATGAAAATAAGATACTCAGAAGCATTTTATAGTGTACAAGGTGAAGGACGTTATGTAGGAGTACCTAGTGTATTTTTAAGAACGTTTGGTTGTAATTTTAGATGTAAGTTATTTGGTCGTGATAAATCAGAATCATACCCAGGATTAAATAATGCTAATCCTGAAGTACAAGGCATACTTGATACTATAGATCAATATGACAAGTTTGAAGATTTGCCTATAGTACATACAGGTTGTGATACTTATGCTTCGATATATCCGCAGTTTAAAAGATTTATGAAAGACGATAATATTGATGGTGTAGTAGATTACTTACTATCATTAACACCGAATGGTAAATGGATGTTAGACAATGGTCAAGATATTCATTTAATATTTACAGGTGGTGAGCCGTTGTTAGGGTGGCAACGAGCTTATATAGACTTACTGGAACACCCTAAAATGAAAGGACTAAAGAATGTTACATTTGAAACAAATACCACACAGGCTCTTAGACCTGAGTTTAGAGAGTATCTCGAGTCTCAAAGAAAGTTTACAGTCACTTGGTCTTGCTCCCCTAAACTCTCAGTATCGGGAGAAAGCTGGGCAGACGCTATTAAGCCTGATATCGCTCGTTCTTATTATGACGTCCCTAGGACTAATCTTTATCTTAAATTTGTTGTCGCTGACACTGATGACGTTGAAGAAGTTGATAGAGCTGTTAGGGAGTACCGCAACGCCGGTGTTGACTGCCCTGTCTACACTATGCCGTTGGGTGGTCGATACGATGAATATAAAGCAAATGCTCAAAGAGTGGCAAAACTGGCGATGGAAAAAGGATGGAGATACACACCTAGACTCCATGTCGACATATTCGGAAATGCCTGGGGGACTTAAGAATTATGAAGTACCTGTAGCAGAGATGGGCGGATTTGACGAGGATGATAACAAACTAAAACCTGTAGATCCTGCTCATGAATTTAGAAAGAAAGGAATAGTTTAATGGATATAACAAAAGGATTATATAAAGCATTAGAGTCAAAGTATACATCTGAGATTGCTGACGCTAAAGTACGTTTAGGTATATATTTTGAAAAGTCAGTTGCTATAGGAGAACACCCACAGCATACTGAAGAAATGGATAAATTGTTATCTCAAATTTCTAGTGCTGAAGATAACTTAGAAAATTTAAAAAAACATTTTAGTGAATATAACTAGGAGAAGAAATGGAAAACCCATTTAAAAAATTGTTTGAAAAGAAACCTAAGACTAAAAAAGAACATAAGTCTGATAAAGACCTTGCTACTGAACAGCAAAAGCCTTATGTTAATGTAATAGGTTTTGAATTAGACAATCCAAAGAAACCAGACCAAGGTGCTTTTGAACTTGATTGGAATGTTTACTTTGTTAATCAATTACGAAGTGAAGGATATCAAGGCATTAAAGATGAAGATGTCGTTGACCAATGGTTTCAAAAAGTATGTAGGAACATAGCATTAGAAACTTGGGAAAATTATGATGCTGACCCTGAAAACAGAGGAACAGTAACCAAGACTAAACGTGATGATGGTAAAACTGAGGTTAGCTAATGTTTTTTTTAAACTTCGGTGACGGCCATGCTGGAGGTGTATGTAGTGAAACAAACTACACACAGGCAAATCAAGATGGTGCTTGGGTAGGCCTCGAACGTTACCCGCATCCAACAGATTCTCAATATAGCTGGGTTAGTAGAATGGCGGAAATTTATTCTGCTAGAACAAAAAATCTCTGTAGACATAATGCTTGTATAGAAACTATCTTAAAAGAAGTTAGAGATAACATAGATTTATATAATTTTGACGAATGCTTTTTCTTTATAGGATTACCAAATTATCAACCTAGACTATTTCCTATATATGGCAGTTGGGGTAATGCTAAAAATAATCAATGGAGCACCCATTACAGATACTACGGCTTAGAATGTCAAATGGATGGTAACGATTTTAATAGAGAAGAAGGCCACGAACTAATTTTAAATGTTATGAGAACTGGCGGAATTAGACCTAAAGATACTACATATACACCTTATATTGATATGGGATTTAGAGGTTTTTTAAATGTAAGAGGATTAAACCCTGACGATATTGATAATCCTCTAAATGCTTTTCATCCTGATAATCCTATATACCATAACATTGTTCACGATTGGCTAACCGAAAAAGAAAAAGAATACTTAAAAGAATGCGAAAGAATTTCAAAACTAGTTGGTACTGAAAGATATGATAATATAACCGACGATTTAATTTCAACAATAAAACTAATGAAAAAGTCGTCACACCAATTCTTTTTTTACTTTACTGACCAAGTTCCTGGGTCAAATAATATACCCTACGATCTTCAAAGTAATGATGAAACTGAAACTGAAAAATTAGACCATCCAAACCAACATTGGTTCTGGGGAGTAAGTATGGCAAATCATTTTAATAATATGGATAATAGCAAACCAAGATTTAAAGGATATTATAAACACGAAGACCATCTTCAATTTTCAAAATATATGAGACATAAGTTGACAGAAACAAAAAAGATGTTATAATAAAATTATGAAATATTTAATAGTAGATACAGCAAATACATTTTTTAGGGCAAGGCACGTTGCTTTTCGTGGTGCCGACCTTGATGAAAGAATTGGATTGAGTATTCATATTACAATGAATAGTGTTAATAAAGTCTTTCGTAAGTTCCAAGCAGACCATGTAGTATTTTGTTTAGAAGGTCGTAGTTGGCGTAAAGACTTTTATGAACCTTATAAGAAAAATAGAATAGTAGCCAGACAGGCATTAACAGATAAAGAATTAAAAGAAGACAAAGCATTCTGGGAAACGTTTGACGAGCTTTGTACATTCTTAAAAGATAAAAGCAACTGTACAGTTCTTCAAAACGAAATAGCAGAAGCAGATGATTTAATTGCTAGATTTATTGATAAACACCCTAATGATGAACATTTTATTATTAGTAGTGATACAGACTTTATTCAACTAATAGCACCTAATGTTAAACAGTACAATGGTATTACAAATGAGTTACACACTATTGAAGGTATATTTGATGATAAAGATAATAGAGTAATTGATAAGAAAACCAAAGAGCCCAAAATAGTACCAGATCCAGAGTGGCTTTTATTTGAAAAGTGTATGAGAGGTGATTCAAGTGATAATGTGTTTAGTGCTTATCCAGGTGTCCGCAAAAAAGGTTCAAAAAATAAAGTAGGATTAGTAGAAGCATTCGACGATAAAAATCGTAAAGGATTTAATTGGAATAACTTAATGCTACAACGTTGGGTAGATCATAACGAAGTAGAACATAGAGTTTTAGATGATTATAATCGTAATGTAACATTGGTTGATTTATCAGCACAACCAGAAGAAATAAAAGACTTTATAGACGAAACTATAAAGGCTATAGAACCAAAAAATCATAGTATGGTTGGAGCAAAGTTTTTAAAATTTTGCGGCAAATATGATCTACAACGAATAAGTGACAACATAGAAAGTTATGCTCACTTTCTACAGTTAGGATATAAGGAGTAAAAATATGGCAATGAAATTAAAAACAATAGTTAAGAATAACTTTTGG